AATAAAAAATAAATTTAAAATATCTATTTAAATAATGGAGATTATGATGTTTGTTAAGTAAAAGATTATAAATATTCATACTGATGTCCTGTTACATTAGAGTGATTGGGTGCCCACCACCGCGAATCACATCTATTTATAATTCAGTAGAACTTCAAAAAGTAAGTTGACATTTTATGGCATACCGTATAGATATGGCATATCGTTTTATCATGGAGAATAAGAATGAAGTTTGATTCACGTACCCTACAAATCCTTAAAAACTTTTCTACAATTAATCCCTCAATTCAGTTCAAGCCCGGCAAGACACTGTCCACCATTTCTACTGGTAAGACAATTATGGCTCGTGCAAAGATTGCTCAGGACATTTCTGGTCAGTTTGCAATCTATGATCTGAGTCGTTTCCTTGGAACCATTTCCCTTTTCTCGGATCCCGAACTTGATGTTCAGGAAAAGTTTATGGAAATCCGTGAAGGTCAGCGCAAGCTTAACTATACATTCACTGAACCAAGTCTGATTGTGACTCCACCAGATAAGGACATTAAGCTTCCTGATCCAGAGGTAAAGTTCTCACTTGATGCCACTGATCTGCAGGAAGTTCTTAAGGCTCTTGCCGTTCTGTCTCTACCTGAAATTGCCGTTGTTGGTGATGGTGAAACAATTACTGTACAGGCTATTGACAGTAAGAATCCATCGGGCGACGTTTATTCAGTCAAGGTTGGTGATACCAAAAATGCCTTCCGTATGATTATCCGTGCTGACAATCTCAAGCTACTACCTGGTTCATACGAAGTTGAAATCTCTGCAAAGGGACTCTCTAAGTTTACGGGTGCTGAGGTAGAATATTTTGTGGCTGTTGAGTCGAACTCAACATTTGAAGGCTAATCTTCCGCTGAAGATACTACTGGCGGGGGTTTCGGCTCCCGCCACCTTTTTATTATGGAGACTATTATGCTTGAAGAATTCTTGTGGGTGGAAAAATATCGACCTAAGACTATTGCGGAGACCATTCTGCCAGACAATATTAAGTCTATATTCCAAGAATTTGTTAATCAAAAGAATATTCCTAATCTGCTACTTGCGGGTGGTGCTGGCTGCGGTAAGACAACTGTTGCTCGTGCCATGCTTGAAGAATTGGGATGCGATTATATTGTTATCAACGGATCATTAAACGCAAATATTGATGCTCTCCGTAATCATATTAAACAGTTTGCTTCTTCTATGTCAATTTCATCAACAGGTAGAAAATATATCTTGTTAGATGAAGCCGATTACTTATCTGCTGGTGGAACAAGTCCTGTACAACCAGCACTTCGTAACTTCATGGAAGAGTTCTCAAAGAATTGTGGTTTCATTCTAACTTGTAACTACAAGAATCGTATCATTGAACCGCTTCATTCACGTTGTTCTGTAATCGACTTCAAGATTACCAAAAAGGAACTACCAACGCTTGCTCAACAGTTCATGAAAAGAATTTGTCAGATTCTTACCACTGAGGGTATTGAATTTGATAAGGCCGTAGTTGCAGAAGTTCTCAAGAAGCACTTTCCAGATTGGCGCCGAGTCCTAAATGAACTTCAGCGGTATTCCGCTACAGGCAAGATTGACTCTGGCATTCTTGTTAATCTTCAGGAAGTATCACTCAAGACCCTAATGACATTCCTAAAGGAACGTGACTATACCAATATGCGCAAGTGGGTGGCTGAGAATATCGACAATGATGCCAATGGTATGTATCGTATGATCTTTGATCAAGCCAATCAGTATCTCACCAAGGATACTATTCCTGCAGTGGTTCTTATCATTGGTAAGTACCAGTATCAGCATGCATTCGCTGCCGATCAAGAGATTAACTTGGTGTGTTGCTTGACTGAAATTATGATGGAAGGCAATTTTGATAAATGAGTTGGTGGAAGCGCCGAAAGTGTGCCACATGCAAAAAGGTTCTTAAAACAAAGAACCCTGTGCATGAACTTAGAGTTGGTACTGCTGATGGTGTAGTAGATCTAGAAATCTGTGATGATTGTGCTAGGTTCTGGGATAAATCAGCAGAGGTTCTATCAAAAGGAAATCAAGAAAATGAGCCCGTTTGACTACATCAATGCTATCGGTCATAGCAAAAAGGATATGATGGCCGATGAAGCAGGCGAAAAAGACTATAATGCATGGATGATCAATAAAGGCTTCTCATACTTTCCTGATACCATTGAATATGCAAACAATATGAATATGCTCTATCATCTAGATAGTAGACTTCAATACGAATATCTGACTAATATTATTAGGCCTAGGAAACGATTTTCCAAATGGACTAAGAAAAAGCAAGATAAGAATGTTGAACTTGTAATGACTTACTATAAGTGTAGTAATAAAAAGGCAGATGAGTATCTAAAGATCTTATCTCCAAAGCAAATTAAACAGATTAAGGAATATCTTGAAACCGGAGCTGAATAGTTTGTAGACCTTTATTTTTATAAATATTCGGTCATTTCATTACAATGATAGAACAAAAAATAAAGGTGGAATATGACTGATGATATTTTTAAAGGTAAAGGTATAGAAATTCGTCTTGGTGAAGAAGATGATTTTCTAAAGATTAAAGAGACACTAACTCGTATTGGTGTTGCCTCGCGTAAGGACAAGACACTTTATCAGTCTTGTCATATCTTGCATAAGCAAGGACGATATGTAATTCTTCACTTTAAAGAACTGTTTGAGCTTGATGGAAAGGCTTCAAACTTTTCAGATGAGGACAAAGGCCGTCGAAATACTATCGCCAAGTTACTTGAGGATTGGGGACTAATTAAAATTGTAGAACCTGAAACTATCAAAAGACCATTTGCGACACTTAACCAGATTAAAATTCTTCCTCATAAAGAGAAGAATGATTGGTCATTGGTTGCAAAATATTCGATAGGCAAGCGTAAGTGAACTATAAATCCATCTTTATCAGTGACGTTCATCTAGGAACAAAAGACTGTAAAGCCGATTTATTAAATGATTTTCTTAAAAACAATACCTGCGAGACTTTATATCTAGTCGGTGATATTATTGACGCTTGGAAGATCCAGCAAAATAAACTCAAATGGAAAGAATCACACACTAAGGTTGTTCGCCGCATTCTAGGCTTTGCCAAACAAGGCACTGATGTAATCTATGTAGCTGGTAATCACGATGAATTTCTTCGTCCTATGATTCCATATGGTGTAAGCTTTGGTCGTATTAAGATCTGTAATCAGATCACACATGTTGGTCTAGATGGCAATAAATATCTGGTCATTCATGGTGATCTTTTTGATGGAATTACACGCCTAGCTCCATGGATTGGTTTCCTTGGTGATAAAGCTTATGATTTTATTCTGGATATCAATAGTAGATTTAATTGGATCAGACACAGACTAGGCTTTGGTTATTGGTCATTAAGTAAATTTCTGAAACACAGAGTTAAAAAGGCAGTTGACTTTATATTCAAGTTTGAGTATACTATATCTACATATGCCAAGAAACGCAACTTTCAGGGCGTAATCTGTGGTCATATACATACTGCAGAGATTAAAACAATAAATGATATTGCATATATGAATACCGGCGACTGGGTCGAATCATGTACTGCATTGGTTGAACATTATGATGGGACATGGGAGATAGTTACTACTCCCACAAATTGAAGGATATATTATGGCATTGAAGATGGCAATTATTGGGCACGGCTTTGTAGGCAAGGCTGTTGACTATGGTTTCAACCACCCAAACATTAGAAAGTTTATTGTAGATCCTAACTACAATTATCCAATTGAAAACATACCCTGGGATCTTGAAATTGCATTTGTCTGTGCTCCTACTCCGATGGGTAAAGATGGCGTAATTGACGGTTCTATTGTAGAATCAGCAGTCAAGTATCTAGTACAAAATAACCCTAACTGCTTAGTTGTAGTTAAGTCTACAGTCACCCCTGACATCATTTCAAGCTTTGGCGACACAATTGTTTATAATCCTGAGTTTCTAACCGAGAGTCGTGCCAATGAGGATTTCGTGAATCCTATCATGCATGTCTTTGGAGGTACCTTTGATAAGACTAAGGCGGTAGAACGGATCTATGAACAGTATAGCGCATGTAAGCCATGCCCAGTCTATCACATGTCGACTATTGATGCCAGCTTTGTCAAGTACGGAATCAATTCATTCCTTGCAACCAAGGTCGTTTGGTTCAATCAGTTCTATGATCTGATTGCTAAGGAAGGTGGCAACTTCAACAAGATTGTAAGTGCCATTGGAACTGACAAGCGTGTTGGTCCTTCACACACTAACGTTCCAGGTTGGGATGGGCGCCGTGGTGCAGCAGGTGCTTGTTTTGCTAAGGATATTCCGGCATTCATCCACTTCTCTGAAAAAGAGTTTTCGGTCCTCCGCGAAGCCTGGAATGTGAACTGCGACTATCGCACCTCGTACGATGATGCACTTCCACGCGAAACAGCGCAGCATATCAAGTTTGATAAAATTTGAGTTGACATTTTTCCCAGAATGGATTATACATAATCTATAGGGAATGGAGACCAATATGATTCTTAAGACCTCACCTAATGGAAACCTCCGTCTTCGTAAGATGAAAAATGGTAACGGTGTTGTGGAGCTGCTTTCTTGGGGTGAATGGAAGTGGTGTGTTTGGCGCTCAAGCCCAATGGATCGAGCAATGAACACATTTGACAATCAAGTTAAGTTCCATCAGGTCTGAATGGAGACTAATATGATTTCTAATCTGTCTGGTGGTGCATTCGAACTTCGCAGTGGTCGCTCTTGGACTAATGGTATCAGCCCCTTCCGCGAAAAGGAAACTCTCAAGCTTCGTTGGGAAAAGGTTGGACCTATCGGTGGTCGTCATTTCTTTGAGATTAACGGTGTTCAGTACTCCGCCAGGTCCATTTCACCTCGGATCGAAGGCATTCAGATGCACACGGAAGGATTCTTTTAATGACTATTGTTGGTATTAGCCTTTCTACTCTTGTTTCAATTTTCTTCTGGGGTTGGGTCTCAGGTATTCTTACCGTATTTGCAGTCGTTGCTCTATTGTCCAAAGTTTGGTGTACCAAAAAGAAAGATTGACATTTTTACTTTTCTGGTATATATAGAATATATGAATTTGTTCATGGAGGCTGATATGGAAATCGAGACTTATACTTTCCCTACCATGCAGGATGGTAGGATCGCTGTCGAAGAAGCATATTGCCATCTTATCAATGCATATCGGAATGGTGATCCTCTAGTTCCTGAAATGCTCGATTGGATGGATTTTGCAAATTCACAGCTCATGACCACTGGGACGAAGTTATGAAGCCTCTTGATGAAGATTTTAATTCCGATTATCTTCGGATGGAAGATTATCTAAGAACAGAATCTACTTCCACTCCGAAGCAAGCTAGAGGTGGTGTCTATTCACCAGCTGATGTTCCTTTGATTAAACGAGCCCCAGTATCATCCCCGCCTTCTAAGCGGTCGTTAACGATGTAATTGGAGTATGGGAGTTCGAGTCTCTCCTGGGGCACCATTTTAATATTTGCTCCTGTAGCTCAAAGGTTAGAGCTAGCCTCTCATAAAGGTCAGATTGGTGTTCGAGTCACCACGGGAGTACCACTTTAGGATGTATGATGAAGTTTAAAAGACCTATACCAGAAGCTGCTCTAGAGGTAATTCCAATCTTTGCCATGTTTGGTGTTGTTGGTCTTGCCACATATGTAGTCGGTAAAGCTGTCAAGCACATTAAGAAGAAAAACTATAATGTGGATTGAATCTATTTTTCTTATTGTCTTTCTTATCATAATGATGAAGTGTATGTTTTGGTGTCTTTATAGACTTTCTGAAATAAGGAATGATAGATTTTGAAGCCTCTTATTCATGCCAAGGTATCAGTAAAGCGTTATGGTGGTCGTGTAGAAGATTATCTTCCGATCCATGAGTTTATTGATTCTTCTAAGATTGCAATGCCCGATGTTCGGCATCGAGCAATTCTTCATAGTTCATTTGGAATCTATCTAGCTGAAAAGCAGTTTGGTACTTACATCACAAATGCTGCAGGTAAAGATGTTTCGGTCAGAGATATTGCCGAGGAGCATGTTCAAGAAGATCTTGGGTTCATTCCCACAATAGAAACTTGGTTAGAAGAACTACCTTTGAAGCCTTGGATGAGTGGTGCTAAAAAGCGCCGTGTTGAAAGGATTGATTGATGCCTTATACTAATGCTGAAATTGCAATTATGTTTGATGATGAAGATCCAGAACTTACTATTATCAAAGAAGGTGACTGGATCGACGAGGGTAAGAGATCTTACTGTTCTTCATATGTAAAGATCGAAGATAAGTACTACGAAATTGAGCAATGTCGTTCTGGTTCTTATTTCACCGATTACTACTACGAAGATCCCGAGGTCTATGAGGTTACTCCTAAGGAAGTTGTAATTACCAAGACAGTTTATGAGAGAGTAAAGTAATGGCTATTATCTACAAAGCACCCGAAGATACATTCGATACTAAATATGAACACATGCCTCGTATCTTTCTTGCCGGATCAATTGACATGGGTAAGGCAGAGAATTGGCAGCAACGACTAGAACGTGAACTTGAGGATTATGATGTGATTATCTGTAATCCTCGCAGAGATGACTGGGATTCAACATGGGTACAATCAATCAACAATCCTCAGTTCAATGAACAAGTTACCTGGGAACTGGAAAACATCGAGAGTGCAGATTTAATAGTCTTCTATTTTGATCCCGCTGGTCAAGCGCCAATTACTCTTATGGAACTTGGTTTGGTTGCAGGTCTAGGTTTATCTGCAATTGTCTGCTGCCCTGATGGTTATTGGCGTAAAGGTAATGTCGAGATGATCTGCGATCGCTGGGGTATTACTCTTTATTCTAATATCGACGATCTGATTGCATCATTTAAAGAGGAATTTTAACATGAGTGCTTTTGAAAATATTACTAGTAAGATTGCTGAAAAGAATGCTGAACTTGAGTCACTCAAGAAGAAGTATATGCAAGAACTTCAGGGTGAGTTCAGTGAGATCATCAAGCTTTTCTTTGAGGAATGTCCCAAGGTCCAGGCTGTAGTATGGACTCAGTATACTCCTTACTTTAATGATGGTGATGAATGTATCTTCAGTGTTAATGAACCGTACTTCGTGGTTGAAGGCTTTGATCCAGAAAATCTAGAAGATCCATATGGATATGAAGATGAAGCATACAGCACTTTGAAGATCCCTAATCGTTCTAATTGGGATGAAGATATTGAGAATGACCGCAACTATCTAAAGAATCGCCCACATGACAATTGGGCTCAGGGTTATTATCCCAAACACATTGCCGCTCTTGATGAAGCGAAGATCAACTTTCCTGGTTATGATGTGAAGATTAAGGCTTTTGCAGATCTTCTAAATGAAAATGAAGACATGCTTCATGAAGTCTATGGAGATCATTCAGCGGTTTATCTAACTCCTGGTGAAGTTATTGTAGAAGAATATAGTCACGACTGATGAAAGTACATATCGGACCATATAAATCGGATCTCATCCCTGTTCGTTCTTGGGAACAAAAGTATGAGTATTGGCGCAAACCAGACACATTCTATCTCCCTGAGGAAGAATACACGCGATACGATAAGCTTGTCTTTGGTTTCTTTGACAGATTGCATGCTCTTGTAAGACCTATCAATCGTTGGGCTAACAGCCGTAAGCGCAAGATCAAAGTTCATATTGACAATTATGATGTTTGGGGTGCAGATCACACTCTGGCAATGATTATTCATCCTGTTCTTGTCAAGCTCAAACAGTGTAAGCAGGGTTCACCAAATGTTGATGATGAGGACGTTCCAGAGCATCTAAAGTCTACATCTGCCGGCCCTAAAGAAAATGAATGGGATACCGATGAGTTTCATCATGCTCGTTGGGACTATGTTCTTGATGAAATGATCTGGGCATTCGAGCAGCATACAGATGATGACTGCAACGATGATCAGTTTCATCACAATTCTGAACAACTTGATATGTCATTTGAGTCTATCACGGAAGGTGATTTTGCTGGCAAGTCATACAGTACCATAAAGATGAACCACCAAAAAGATCCTACCAAACCAGCTTATTGGGTTGATGAAGAAGGTAAGAAAGCACACTATGAACGGATTGCCAATGGGCGCCGATTGTTTGCCAAATATTATCAAGGCCTTTGGGATTGATTAACTCGACTGAAACGAAAAGCCCCAGAAATGGGGCTTTTTAGTATGCATTTTTTGTTTGACATTTTTTATAGAATATGTTAGATATAATCTATAAGGAATGGAGTTCAACATGACTAAGTTTACCAACGAAAATCTCAGCTACCACGGTGGGTATCTTCACTATCAGCCCTATGCTGATAACTACTATGAAGGTCGCAAGTTTGTTGCTCGCTTCAAACACCGTGGTCCGGTCACCAAAGGTAAGTTTGTGGCTGTTCTGAAAAAGCATTACACGGTTGAGGATTACTTTGCCAAGCTTGATGCTGGTCGTGCTCCTCTTCAGATCCTCGAAGATGATGGCCATCTGATTTTTGATGGTAAGTTTTTCTTTCTTGAAGGGAAGATTCTCTAATGAAGACTGATTTAAATCAACTGAAACTGATTCTTGCTCAAGATGATCTGTTTGCGTATATCTACGATTCTCGGTATGGATCACATAATAAAAAGATAAGGGATTATCTCGACAAATTTTATGCTCAGGTTTCTGCAGATTATAATCTGCACCCCGACAATGACTGGGCAGATGTGATTACGATCATGGTTGATAAACTGGAAAACATTAAATATGTTTGAT